CCAACATGGATGAATGTTTGGTCAACAGGTAACGACGACTCTTGGTATGATGCTGAAAAAAATTCCGCAAAACATTATCGATTAAAAAACGGTTCTGAGGTTAAAGCAGTGGCAACTTCATTAGACGCGTTACGTGGTTATACACCAACACTACTTGTAATGGATGAGGCAGCTTATATTGAAGGTGGTGAAGAAGTGTACGCGGCAGCACAACCAGCGTTATCAACAGGTGGTGGGGCAATTCTTATTAGTACACCTAATGGTATGGACCCACTGTATTATAAAACTTACATGTCAGCCAAAACCAAAGATAAAACAAACAATCCTTTTAACATTGTTGAGATGCGATGGTTCCAAGACCCTCGTTATAATAAAGGTATGGTTTGGCAAAAGAAAAATGAGGCAGATGAGGTGATAGAAGAAAAAGTAGACATGGACTATACCCATTTTGAACAATTAGAGGCTGAGGGTTGGCAACCAACCGCTCCTTGGTTTGAAATGATGTGTGGTCAGTTAAATAATAATCCAAGAACTATCGCACAAGAGTTATTGTGTGCATTTAATGGTTCAGGTGATAACGTTATCAATTCAAAATATGTTGAGTATCAGAAAAAAAATAACGTTATTGACCCTATTAGAACTGAATGGTTAGACGGTAATATGTGGGTATGGGAAGACCCACAGTTAGGTCATGAATATATTTTATCAGTCGATGCTGCATCAGGTTCCGCGGATGACTTTGCTTCTATTTGTGTTATGGATTTTACCACAGGATATCAAGTGGCGGAATACCACGGTAAAGTTGCCCCTGATACATTAGGTGAGATTGCCGTTGAGTATGGTAATCGTTATGAAGCATTTGTAGTAGTCGATATTACAGGTGGTTATGGTGTTTCTTCTGTTTTAAAAATGATAGAACTTGGTTACTCCTCTAAGAAAATGTATTATGATGTTGTTTTAGGTATTGACTCTGTTACAAACAATAAGAATTTAGAACGGCATATGAGAGATGGGAAACTACCAGGTTTAAACTTTCAAAAAAACAGAAATACAATTATAACTAAATTAGAAGAGTCTGTTAGAATGGATTCATTTAAGGTTCGTTCTATTAGAGCGATCGCTGAGATGGACACATTTGTATTTAAAAACGGTCGTCCTGACCACATGAAAGGTTATCACGATGACTTATTGATGTCTATAGCTATGTGTTGTTATGTTGCTCAAACTTCTTTTAAAGATTTTGAAAAAAGTAAGGGACAAACTAAAGCGATGTTAGATTCTTGGGTTGTTTCTACTCAAACTAGTGAAACAATTGATGCGTTAAACACTTCAGAGTATAACGCAATAGTCAATAGGGAAAATACGGCAAAACAAGTACAACACGCTTTATCTGAACATAATTGGGTTTTTGCTGGCATGAAAGGCTTTAGAGATAAGGAACAAAATAAAAAAATAATAAACAGAAGAAGTTAATATATTCACATTTAATATGAATGGTTTACTTTTAGTCTGAATATTTATATCTAAATACTATAACAAGGTTTGAAAATTAATTAATGGCCGACAATAAAGATTTAACAGTATATCAGAAATTATTTTACCTTTTTGGTCAAAATAAAAAGGTTGAAAGAAGTACACCACAATATAGTTTTGGGGACGGTGATTTAATTACCACCCAATCAAAACAAGATTATGATAAACAAAAATTAGAATTACAACAAAAAAATTATCTTGAAGCTCAATGGGCTAGAGTCGATAACGAACTTTATCAAAAAGCCGTTTATTATGAAACTTCAAGAATTGCTTCATATATGGATTATGAGGCAATGGAATTTACCCCCGAAATTTCTGCCGCTTTAGATATTATGGCAGAAGAATCTTGTACCCCAAGTGAACAAGGTAAAGTTTTAACAATTCAATCAAACTCTAAAAGAGTTAAAAATGTTTTAGAAGATTTATTTTACAACGTACTTGATATTCAAACCAATTTACCAATGTGGACTCGTAATACATGTAAGTATGGTGATAATTTTGTTTTCTTAAAAATTGATAATAAAAAAGGTATTATAGGTTCTTCACAATTAACTAATATTGAAATAGAACGTAAAGAAGAAGGAATGTTTCCCACTCAAAAAGAAGGTAACACAACTCCGGCTGTTCAAGGACAAAAGAAAAAACAAGTTATTTTTCATTGGCGTGAAAAAAATATGGATTTTAACCCATGGGAAATTGCACATTTCCGTTTATTAGGGGATGATAGACGTTTACCTTACGGTACTTCTGTTTTAGAAAAAGCAAGACGTATTTGGAAACAAATGTTATTGGCTGAAGATGCTATGTTAGTGTATCGTGTTGTTAGAGCACCTGAAAGACGTGTATTTAAGATTTACGTTGGTAATATTGATGACAAAGATGTTGATGCATATGTACAAAAGGTTGCTAATAAATTTAAAAGACAACAAATTGTCGACCAAAAATCCGGACAAGTTGATTTGCGTTACAACACTTTAGCGGTTGACCAAGATTATTTTGTCCCTGTTCGTGACCCTAACGCACCAAATCCAATAGATACTTTGGCTGGTGCATCTAATTTAGGTGATATTGCCGATATTGAATTTATACAAAAAAAATTATTAACCGCACTTAGAGTACCTAAAGCTTTTTTAGGTTTTGAGGAGTCAACTGGTGACGGTAAAAATTTAGCCTTATTAGATATACGTTTTGCTAGAACAATTAATAGAATTCAACAATCAATGATTCAAGAGTTGAATAAACTAGCTATTATCCATTTGTATATTTTAGGTTTTACTGACGATTTAAATAACTTTACACTAAACCTTACAAATCCATCAACTCAAGGTGAGATGTTAAAGGTTGAACAGTGGAAAGAAAAAGTTACATTGTATAAAGATTTGGTGTCACAAATTGATAGCGGTTTAGCTCCAGCATCACATACTTGGGCTAAGAAAAATGTTTTCAATTGGACGGATGATGAAATTAAAACCGACCTTGAACAACAAATGATGGAAAGAGCCGCATCCAAAGAACTTGAAAACACCGCTGAAATAATTAAGAAAACAGGTTTCTTTGATAGAGTAACTAAACTTTATGGTGAAATCGGTGGTCCTACTCCTACGGCTGGTGCTGAAGGTGGAGAAGGTGGTGTTGAAGAAGGTGGTTCTGAAGCTGGCGGAGGATTTGGAGGAAGCTTTGGGGGTGGTCTTGAATTAGGTGGTGGCGAGGAATTAGGTGGTGGTGAAGAAGCTGGTGGTGAAGAGGCCGGTGGTGAAGAAGCTGGTGGAGGTTTTGGTGAGAGTTTCCGTTATAAAGACAAATCTATTATTGATAAGTTATTATTAGAAGGTCGACAAAAAAATGAGGACATTATGATGATGACCGAAGGTATTAAAAATTTAATTGGTGAAGAGGATGAAACCCAAGAAGATTTAGATGATTTTAACTTATTACAAGATTAATAATATTTATATATTAAAAAATAAAGATGAACTTCGGTACAATTAAAAACATATACGCAAAATTTCTAATAGATTCGTACATTAACGAATCAAAAGCTAATAATAAAAAGAAATATAAAGAATTTATTAAAAACATTTCTGAAAGTCCTATATTAAGAACACAGTTTGTTGTATATAAAAATATCGAAAACGGTCATTTTGATTCAGAAGTTAGTGCGGTTGAATACTTAAGGGAGAATATATCATTATTTAATGATTTTAATAAAAAAGATATAATTAAAGAAAACGAAAAATTAAGTCGTAAAATAAAAGTTAAATCCTTCAATTACGAATTAAAACAATTACATGAATCATTAAACGATTTAATTGTTTTAGAAAAAAAGGCTGAAACAATTAACAAAATACACGATTCTTTTGAGTATGTTAAAAAATGGTTACTTTCACCCAAAAAAGTTAACGAATCGATAAACAACACAAAACCTGTTGATGCAAACAAGTTTTTAGATATTGTAACTAAAAAATACAACGAAAAATACTCCAATATTACTGAAGAAGAAAAGAAAGTTTTAAAAACTATTCTTTCTAAAGATGATAAAGAAAAAGAAACTTTATTAAAAGATATGGTCAAAGAATCTATAACTTTGATTAATAATTCTTTAAAACAATTCGGTGATAATTTAGAAATTAAAGCTAAGTTATTAGAGGCCAAAGACGTTGTTTATAATTTGGGATATAACAAAGAAACTTTTAAACAAGATATTTTAAAAGTTTATGAATTAAAAACCAATTTAAGTTAATTATTTTTATGATTAAAAATGAGTCTGAAAATTTAATGAAATTACGTCAAATCGTGAAAGAAATTGAATCCCAAGAATTTAATTTTGATGATGATAAAGACTATCAAAGACTGATTGAAAGTATTGATAATTTAATTCACAATGAAATGGGTAAAATTAGTTGTGAAACTAATAAGGACAGTAAATTAAAATCTTACGAGACTTTATTTACGTCTGTTGTAACACTTTTAGAAAGTAGTAAACATTTAATTTAAAATGTCACAACACGAAGAAAATTTCAAAACCCTTTGGGCAGAATATTCAAAATTAGTTCTTAAAGAACTTGATAGGATGAATAATAACTATGAAACTTTAAGGGAAAATATTGAAAACATTAATTTTAAATTAAATGATGTTAAAAACACTGAGAAATCTTTACAAGATGTAAAAATTTGGCAAGAAAAAATAAATGAAGTTTGGTCTCCTTCCCAAATGAAAGAAGCGAAGGATGAAATTTATAGACAAAAAAACCGTTGGACGGCGACAATAGCAATTTTACTTTTTGTTCAAGTAATAATTGGAATTCTCGTCTCACTAAAGACATTTTTTTAAGATAGACCCTCCTTTTGGAGGGTTTTTTGTTTTAGCGGTTTTCTAACTGGATTTAATTTAGTATAATTAACACATATAACAAAAAATAAATAACAGCAAAATTATGAGTAAAGTTTTTTTAGAGTATATTTGGTTGGATGGTAATAATCCACAAAACCTAAGAAGTAAAACAAAAGTTGTTGATAACACAGAAATTCTTGAAAGGGACGGCATTTCCATTCAAGGTTATCCAGAGTCTTACCCACTTTGGAGTTTTGATGGTAGTTCAACAAAACAAGCAGGTGATAAAAAATTTGGTTTTGAAGGCACTGATTGTGTTTTAAAACCAGTTTACGTAGTTGATGACCCTTTTAGGGGTAAAGGTAGTAAGTTGGTTCTCTGTGAAGTTTACAACCCTGATGGTAAAACACCGCACAAATCAAACACAAGAAGTAAATTAAAAGAATTGTTAACTGAACTTAAATTTAAAGAATACCATGCGAATTTATCAGAAGTTCCTTGGTTTGGTTGGGAACAGGAATATGTGATTACACACGCTGTAGATTCAAATAATCGTTTTAAATACGGTGGTGGTTTACCTTTAGGATTTGATACTAGTACTGACGGAAAACCAAGACCACAAGGTGATTACTATTGTGGTGTCGGTGGACTTAATGTTATTGGTAGAGATATAGTTGAAGAACATCTCACAAAATGTGCAGAAATAGGTCTAAATATTGGTGGTGTTAATGCTGAGGTCTTGATAGGTCAATGGGAATATCAAATAGGCCCTGTGACTGCTTTAAATGGTTCTGATCAATTATGGGTTTCACGTTATATCTTAGAAAGAATTGCTGAGAAAAAAGGTCTTGGTATTTCTTATCACCCAAAACCAGTTAACGGTGATTGGAACGGTAGTGGTTGTCATGTTAATTTTTCAACTAAAGAAATGCGTGAAAAAGGTGGACTTAAAAAAATTCTTGAAGCCTGTGAAAAATTAAAAGAAAGACATAAAGAACACGTTGAAGTTTATGGTGAATTTAATAATTTACGTTTAACAGGAAAACATGAAACATCAAGTATGGAAAACTTTAGTTTTGGTAATTCTGATAGGGGTTCAAGTATTAGAATACCTGTACACACTTACACTAACGAAAGAGGTTACTTTGAAGATAGAAGGCCAGCGGCTAATTGTGACCCATACAAAGTTTCTAACATAATGGTTGAGA